CACGAGACCTTCGTGGACTTCCTTGCCGGTGTGACCGTAGCCGATGGTCCACACGCCCACGGGGTCTTGGTAAGCGGTGAGTTTGCAGCCTTCGAAGGATTTGGCGAGATCGATGGCGCTCATTTAAACCGGCAGATTTCGCGTGGGATAAAAGTAATCTCTCGAGTCGGTGGGCTCGTGCTTGATCTTGATGCTCGCCTCATCGAACCAGGCGGTTTTGCCGACCGAGGAGAACAGGGTCAGCGTGAGCGTGTTGGCACCGATGAGGTACCCGCCGATCACGAGTCGCCTGGTACCCCCGCCCGGATGATAGAGCGTGGTCGCATTCGCGCCTCCCGTATAGGTCGCGACAATCCCGGCATCTCCGGCGTTTTGCGCCCACACGATGCAGGACACCTCGAACCAGCAATCGACTAAGTAGTTGTTGCCGTTCGCGATGAGCGTGGCCAATGCCGAGCTTTGCACTGAGGAACCACCCACCAGTTGCAACCCGCCAGGGGAATAGAGTTTCTCGCCCGCTGTCGTGTAGGCCGCAGCGGAGCCGCCAGAAGGGGTGGTATAGGTCCAGCCCGAGACGATTCCCGCATCGAAGGTGGGGTTCGATAGCAGTTCCGGCGATACCGCCAGCTCCGAATTGACGTTGCGGATATTCTGCCCATTGTTGGGAGAATATGAGAACACCTTGTAGCCGTAGTCCACCCCCACGCTCGGCAGGTTCCCGAATCCGTCAATGTCGACGATGCCCTGATTGCCGGCGCCGATGTAGCAGCCGTTGTGCTGCACGCGCTGCGAGATGAACCACCCTGATGCAATGCTCGCGATGGTCACCCCATTGAATGCCGTGGTCACAATCGTCACGGAGCCAGAGGATTCCGCCGTGATCGTGCCGTAACCCTGGAAGGCCATCGCCGCGTTGTAGAGCGCCACGCGCGGGTAGTTCGCGGCAGTTGGGACGAACACCGCACCGCCCCCTAAGCCCCAGTTGGTGGCCGTCAGGACGCCAGAGGAGTTCGCTGTGATGGCGCATAGTTGCCGGTCGTCGTAGCACTTGGTCTTGATGACGAGGCCCAGCGAGCCCGTCGTGTTCATGAAGATGCCTGAGGGGATGCTCTGGATCAAGGCGCCCAACATGCCGCAGCCGCGCCCGTTGTTGTAGTAGCGCCCGCCGAGCACGGTCAGGTTCTTGACGGTCGTCTCACCCACCAAGCCGCCGGCCCAGTTGTTGTACGCCTCGCAATTGATGAGTTCGATGTCCCAGCAGAATTCGCCCTCGCCTAAACGTCCCGTCGATGTGTTGTCCCCAGCCAGCGTGAAGCCGCCGTCGCCATTCATCCAGGAGAGGCAATTCTCGTACTTGATGGCATAGGCGCCCTGGTTAGTGTTAAACCCCTCGCGCCCGTTCTGCATCGATTGGCAGGAGGTGAATGTGATGTGGTGCGAGCGAAAGCGCACTGTGCCGCCGAACGCAAACCCCGGCTGCGTGAAGGGTTGCTGAAAGCCCCAGCCGTTGTTTTGCTCCACGAGGTTGACGATGTTGAAATAGGCGCAATTGTTGAACTGGTACCCCGTAGAGGCGCAATTGAGGAGCGTGACATTGACCAGATTTCCACCAGTCACCGTGGTATTGGTCGTCGAAATAGAATCGATGACGAGCCCGTAGGCACTCGTCTGCGTAATGGTCACGTCCTCGAGCGTCGGGTTGTTCGCGGTGATCTGAAGTCCGGTGCTATAGGCCGCGGCGAAGTTCGCTTGGTTGCCATTGATGGTCAGCGCGCGCACCGCCGCATTGGTTCCCGAGAGCGTGACGGTCGGGGTGGTCGATGTGATCGGCTTGGCGAGAATGGTGCCGCCATTGGCATTTAACGTGAAGTTCGCGGCCGTGATCGTCGGAATGTTGGTGGTATAGATCGTCAGACTCTTAGGCCACGTCGATGTCGGATTGGTGGAGGCATTGACTACCGTGGCCCATGCGGTCATGGCGGTGCTGTCGTCGTGGCTGCTGCCGATGCCCTGCGCCCCGTAGCGCCGTGGATCAAGAAAATCCGGATTGAAGACATAACTCGTTGGGGTCACGCCCGCTGCGAGTTCGGTGGCGGTCTGCGGATAGAGTTGGCTCCCTATGTAAGCCTGACTCACCGCCGCCAATGTCGTGCCACCCAGGGCCGTTAGTGCGGCTGCAGCCGTCGTCGCTCCTGTTCCCCCATTGCCAATCACAATGGGGAATGTAGGCACGCTCGCAAAGAGTTGGGTAAAATTCGCATTCACCTTGTTGAACGGAACTTGACCACGGTCTCCCGTGCCATCGCCGGGAAGTGTGCCAACATTGATGATCTGCTGTGTCATGGATGGTCAGGATACGCGCCCGAGCCGTCTTCGAGGAGGTAGTGGGAGGTCATCAGTCGCCCTGTCCCGGCGTCAATAGACCTGGCGCAGGGGCGGTTGGAACTGGGGGCGCTGGCGGCGCGCCGATGGTCGCCTTGAGAACCGCCTGTTTCAGTTCGTACGCATCCTCAAGCACCGCGCCCGGGAAGTTCACCCCCTTCATCATCTCCAGCAAAAACTTGCGCTGCTGTTCATTATCTAAAATCATTGGAGTAGTCCATGTAGCCGTAAAGCCTTGACGACCTGCTTGAGCGTGTAGCCATCGAACGTGCTGTCGGTTGAAACTGCCGTCGTAGTATCGACTTGAACGAACGCAGCGGCCGCGACCGCGGTTGTTTGCTGAGCACCCACCACTTGCGTACCGGCGACCTGCAATGCGGGTGAAGTGCCAGCCAGATTTTTTACACCGGTGATGGCGCTCCAGGTGCTCGTGAGACTCCCGCTCGTGTTGCGCAGCGCGAGCAAGCCGCCGGTGCCAGCGTTGAAATTCAAGTTACCCGAGGAATCGCCGTACACGTAGGGTGATGTGCCGAAGGCTGAGCCACCAAAGTCGATACTCTGCGCAGCGCCTTGTCCCAGCACGATCGCGGCAGAGATAAACCCCGAACTTGCATTAGTCGTGTTGATGAAACTGTGCGCCTGCACCGGATCTCCCGACTGCACCGCGAAGTGGGCACCCGCAATGTGAGAGGTGAGGAAACCATTACCCCAGATGCCACCGCCGACACCGCCCACGGTGCACACGGGAGTGGGATCCGCCGCCGCCACATTGTAGATATTGAAGATCAGACCGCACGAATTGCTGCTAGGCGTAGTACCTGCGGCTGGCTCCACATCGATCTCAAGGCCGACGAGCTTTGAACCAGAAATCCCCGCGCCATTACGTGCGATGAGATTGCCGCCAAAGACTGTCGATGAGCCCGTGCGGTCAACCGCATCGCCGATAATCGCAGTGACATCTCCACCGGAATTATTGTTGTTGGCAAACGCAAAGAGAGTGGCAAGCGGTGAACCGCCAGCACCTGCGAATGCGTTGAATTCTTTGGAAAATGCCGCATAGCTATAGGTGGTCTGCGGCCAGATACTCCCTTCATTTGCAAGCGGATAGTCTGGGGAAGACTCGATGAGATTATCGATCTGCATGAGGGAACCGGCGACGGGCGTCTGGTTACCTTGACCAAAGACGGCGCTGATCGAGGCGGCTTTGCCCGCGCCGCCTTGGATGACCGGCACTATCACTGGAGTCGTGAATGGCACTATAGCCGCAGTCAGTACGCTAGCATCATCCGCCTTGCTCTGCCACGCGGTAATCCACTGCGGAGTGGTCCATACTTCGCCTGGGGTAATGCCGCCGTTGGGGACTTGGCCGGTCATGGAACCGCCGTCGGAATGTTGGGCTGATTGATAGCTGTGAACCCCGATACGGTAATTGTCACTTGCGTCGCCTGCGTCAGTTGCGTAAATGCCGGGATCGACTGCGAAACAACGTACTGGGGTAAAACCCCCGGGGGAGGCAGCGGCGTTACACCAAACGACCCGACGCCAAACCCCGAGATACCAAATGCGAAATCACTTCTCGGCGGGGCTGGCGGAGAGGTCAGCACCCAGATCGGCGGAGCGATCAAAAGCCCTGCATCGTTGATCGCCAATTGCGCATCGTAGTAGAACAGCCCCACCAAATTAGGCACGGTCAGAATAGTTGATCCCGGCGCGGGCCCGTTGGAGATGACGAGCGGGATGTACTGCCCTGCATAGTTCACATTCAGAAACGGCACGTAGCCCGTGATGACGTAGCCAAGTGGGACTAAAGGGTCGTATTGATAGGTCAAGGGTCCGACGTTGACGCCAAATGAGGCAAGATCCGCCGTCGCCACCTCTAGATTCGTGGGCTCGTAACCGTCCGCACTCCACCCCGTGTAGCCGTCCGCAGTCCAGTTATAGTTGCCGTCGGCACTCCACAGGTTCGTGCCAAAGGCCCCGCCAGCGGGTATTGCGGGCGGCGCCGATGGGGAGGAGCCGTCGAACTTGTACGCCGGGTTGTCGAAGGTCATTGCGGTCGAGTCGAAGTACCACATGTTACGACCAGGCTCCTACGGCGCAGTGATACCAGAGGGCGTTGAGCGATGACTGGATCGAGATGCCGCCGATCGAGGTACCAATGGCGCCAAACGCGGTCCACGGGACATTGTAAACCGTCCAATTGGAGGTCGAGGTGCCAAAGTCGAACTGGGTGTAGGTCGATGACATGGCTATCGCGCTGCCGATGGCCGCTCCGCCTGGCGCGTAACACTGAACCGTAAACGTTCCACCGCTCGGCTTGATGAGCCCAAAGGTGAAATTCGTATAGGGCGTGATCGAAAAGCCCGCGTGGGTGGCCTTCCAGACTTGGTTGGTTGCGGTTGGCGTCATCTTCACGACCGGGATGATTCCCGGCGCGGTCGATGTGGCCATATTGGTCAACGGCTGCGCGCCGGGAGAACCCGTAACTGGCCACACCAAGCCTGAACCGATGCCAATTGTTCCCTTCGTTCCTGCGTTATAGAACAGGGTATCGCCGATCCGAATGGCACCGCTCAAGAGCGTGGTGATGGTCAACACGCCTCCGGCACTTACGGAGCCGGTGAACTGCGCCGCGGGATCGGGAGCATTGTTGATCGAGTAGCAGTTGGCGTTTAAAGTCGGGTTCGGCAGGAACGCGTAGTTAGCGCCTGCAGTCGATGCATCGGTCCAGCCGGATTCCAAGCCAATGGGACGCCCGCGGAAGATCCACCCCGTGTTGCCCTTCAAGAAAATAATGTCATCGACTTGGCACGTCAGAGCGGCATTCGATCCAGGCTGATTGCCCTTGTAATAGTTGTACGAGGACAAGCGGCCAAGCGATGAGAAGGGAATTGTCAACGTCGACCACGAATTTAACGTGATCCCGTTCCAGCAAGTCGAGAGCTGTGTCGCCGCAGTTGCCGTGCCGATATCGTTGCCGCTCGCGCGCGAGTAGTGGTCGCTCGCGTAGAGTGATGTAGAAGTCGGCGTGAGGATGGACATCTGTACTTGCGTGTAAGCGGAAATATCAACGCCAACCGCAGGGACCTGGTCCCATTTCGATGCGCGTTGCAGCCCTCCCCCGAAGGGGGCCGCAAAGACGAGTTGCAGGGACTTGGTGTGTCCCGGCTTCGGGTTCGTGGTGTAGCCCGGCGTTTCGGCGCAACTAAATGACAGATCGTAGGGGGCGCCCGAGGGGAAGTCGGTCTCATCCCACGTACCGTTCGAGTAAACGACCAGATTAGCCAACGCTGCGTTGATGACGAAGGTGAATGCCTTGGAAGCCGGAACGCCCAAGCTATCGTTGACCTGGATGGTGACGCTGGTGCCCGCGGTAGTCGTGGTCGGCGTGCCTGAGAGGACTCCCGCGGCTGAGAGCGAGAGACCGGCGGGGAGCGTTCCGGCACTCACCGACCAGTTGACGCCAATCCCTGAGCCGCCAGCAGAGGTCATAGTGTACGAATACGGACTAGCGACGTTGCCTTGCGGGACCGAGGTCGTGGTGATCGAGAGCGGCGCGCCGGTGATCGTCAAGCTGAAATTGCCAGAAGCGGTCAGCAATGAACTGTCGGTTACCTTGAGCGTGAGCGTGACCGTGTAGGGCGCCTGTGTCGGGGTTCCGGAGAAGATGCCAGCACTTGAAAACGAAATCCCGGTGGGTAGCGTCCCTGCCGTGATCGACCAGACGCGGCCGGCCCCTGAGCCACCCGAGGCCGCCATCGTTTGGGTGTAAGGATGCCCCAACGCACCAAAATTCAAGGGGCTGGTCGTCGTGATGACGATCGGCGGGAAGGGGTTGATGTCTAGCGCGATCGAGCCAAGGACTGATTCCAGGAGGATTGGGCCGCCGCTTTCAAGGAGCATGAATCCCATTATCCTGCTCCTGTAATACTTACCGAGCGCACGCTGACGATAAGGGCACCAGTACCATCAAAGCCGGTACCGCCCGTGGCGGTCAAGCGCAATGTTCGAAGCGTGCCTGCGTTAGTCGTCACGGGTGCGCCAAGGGCGGTCGTGGATGCGCCGGCACCTGGAGCAATGGTATTAAGCAGGGCGGCCGAAGTAGCCGCCCACCCCAAGGCGAAACTGGTGAGTCCTCCAGAGACGCCCAAGGAGGTTGTGACGACAACCGCCGCACGATCGGGATTATGAGTCGCTGGGATAGAGATCGGTAGATCGAATGTGAGTCCGGCGGGAGGAGTGCCACTCCAGACCTGAGACCAGTTATCTGTCACACAGCCGTTTTCGCAGATCGACTCCAGCCCATTGGTCACGTCCATGATTCGAATGCGGTTGCCTACTGCCTTTCCGCCCTGCATGAGAAGCATGCGCTGCTTGTAGCCTGCGTAATTGGGGCCCAAGACATTCTGTGCCGTTGCGTTCACGAAACAGCCGATGGTCCCTGCAACCGTCTGCGCCCCCGTGGTGGCATTCGCGAAAGACACAGAGCCCGGCTGGCTGGCCGTCACGGTGAAGGTGCCGTTGTAGCCCGCAGGGGTGACACCGGAAATAGTCACGGAGGAGCCGATCGCCGCCGCACCGCCGGAGCCCGAGAAGGTCACGGTGGCCACAGTGCCCGTGCCGGACGCTCCCGTGGTCGCCGTGCCGGCTAAGGCACCTCCACCGGTCGCCGCCCAGGTGCAAGTAGTTGCGGCATTGGTGAGCGTCGCATAGCGCACTTCGTTGTCCGAGAACTGCAGCAGATAGAGGCCCGTCGAGTGGCCCCAATTGGCGAGAAGCGGGGTCGATGTGCCCGAAGGAGGCGTCGCGAACACGACCGGAAAGAGTCGATAGCCATGGACTCTGATATTGACATCAGAGTTCGTGATGAGCGCGGAACCCTGGTTGAGCATCGACCCAGTGAAGGTTTGATCCGCATCATAGGAATTGAAATAATAATCTGCATCCAACGTCATGTTGTTGCCTGACATGCTGAAGCCGGGGGCTGCGGTCGAACCGGTGGGCCAGGTGTTCAAATACATCTTGACGCCCTTGAAATCGCAGTTCTGATTGTTGACATTCGTCATGCCGACGATGGGGAACTGCTTCGGCGATGCTGCTACGTCGCGGCCAGTCATGTTTTCTATGGTCAGATAGTTGTATGGATTAATAGAGGGGAAACGAACGCCCCACACTGATGCTGCATCCGAGGTCACGACTGAAGTGTCGTAGGTGAAATAGAGATTCTTCATCGAACCGAACTGGTTGCCAAAGTTGTTAGTCAAGATGTCAGTGAAGCCATCGGGACGTAGGCTTACGTATCCGTCTACCACTGTGTTCAAGCAGGGTGCGATCTTGAGGGACAGCAAGGATCCTGACGTCGAGGCCCGCCGGGTCGCCCCGCCTACATACTGGCCATAGTCGTAGGTGTCGGTAATCTTGCGCTGCCAGTTGACGAAAGAAGGATCTGGGTCCGAGAGGTATATCAGGTGAGGCGGTGCAAAATACAGGGCATTACCCCCCGCTCCCGTGCCATCGGACTTCTGCAAGTCGGAATAGCGAATCGATACCAGATTTGTGATACGAATACCACCTTGCCCTACAATCCCCATGTAGCCGCCGTCGATGCGGCAATTATTCACATCGAGGTCGGAAGGGATGATTGCGGTCGTGGCATTCACCGCCTGATTGTTGTTCGGCACCAGGGTATTGGGCAGCCACTGCGCATCCAAAGAAAAAGCCACTGGCACGAAATTCGCTGCATTCGCACCTTGCGGTACATAAATATGCACATTGTCGAAGAGCCCGCGTGTCACACCGCCGATGATCCGAAAGATGGCCTGCGGGTTGGTGTGGCCGGTGAAGTTCGATGAGCCGGAACCGGAGAACGTGTTGCCGAAGTTCGCCGCCATATCCCCCTTCATAACGACATCGTTGAAGTGCGACAGTAAGGCTGGATATGGCCCGATAGTGTCGTCCCACGGGGCGCCGCCGATATAGCGTATATTCAAATTACGGATTACGAAGTCGGTAGTGTGGTGCAGCACAAAGAAAGGGATATACGAGTTATCGGCTATCAACTCCCCACCCGGGGTACCCAACAGGTACGTACCAGAGCGCACGAAGATACACCTCGCATCATTGATGCCGATTGTCAAAAGGCACTTGCAATCGATCACCAGTGGCAGGCCAGCCGCGAGTGCCGCCCCGTAGGCCGCGACGAAGCCCGCCCAACTGTCGCTTGCTCCCGTGGGGTCGATGCCAGCCGATCGGCTGAGGATTACCTGTTGCGCGCCGCCGCCGCTAAGGACGGAACTGCCGAGGATGCTAAAGTTGTTACCTCCTCGCTCGATTGGGAGTAGGTCGCCGTTTTGCAGGGCACCGCCTGCGGTCATCTGCGATATCTTTTGGCCTACCCCGACTTCGTTTTGCAACGCGACGATGGCCGCCGCTGCCGAAACGGCGTTCGCCTGCAGCGCGGGGATCGTCGTGTCGTTCAAGAGGTTGACAGCTACGATCGCAGGGTTCAGGGAAAAGTTCGCAGCGTCCGGGGCGTCCTCGCCAGCGCCGGGAGTTGTTGAAATTAAGGGAATATCGGCCATTTCAATACAATCTGAGCCAGGTCGTCGTCGCTAAGTGGTAGATGTACTTAAAGCCGCTTCCGGCTGTGCCAATCGTCGTCGGCGCGTTGTTGATAGTCTGCGACGACGTGACGGTGAGCGCCGTGATGATTTGGCTGCTGCCGACCTGTACCTGCTGGCCGTCGATCGGGGTGGTTGGAAGAGCGATTGATCCAGTGGCGAGCGTGCCTGCCGGGGTCAGATATAAAGTGGACGTGTTGTTCCCGATCGTGATCGAGAACCCCGTGGTAGGCGTCTGTACCGACTTCGATTGATCGGCGGTCGCGAACAGCGTAATGAAATTTCCGTTGGCGTCGAAGCTGCCGCGCGCAGCGGAGACGGTGGAAAAACCTAAGACGCTAGCCACGGGTCGGTAGACGCCAACGACTGGAACGTTAGCGCCATTGACCGCGAGGTTTGCCCCAACAAAACCGCTGCCCGCAGTGCTCGTGACAGTGCCTGCGAAACTGACGCCCGCATTACCCTGGGACAATGTCATGCTGGCCGAGTAGCCGCCGCCATTGATCTGGCTGGAAAGAACCAAGTTCGTGCCGGCGGTAGCGCCCTGAGTGGGCTGGTTCTCGATGATCCAGTCAACCGGGACCGAAGCCGATCCAGTGGTCCCCCATCCCTGACCAATGAGATGCAGGCGCGGCGAGAATTGCTGATTGGCGGCAGTCGCAGGCGTAGCGTCAATAAGGCTTAAGCCATCGTTCGATGTGTTCGACGCGGGGGTCGTCGTAATACTTTGGGCGACCGTGTAGCCCACGGATAAGGCAGGGTTGATGCCGACCGTGACGGCACCCGTTCCACCGCCATTAAGTCCGGTGCCAGCGGCGACTGAAGTAACGCCGCCGCCCGAGCTGCTCGTTGAAACCGCCTTTAAGGTCACGACCCTTCACCCGGCGTGAAGGTGACACTGGAAGGGCCCGCGACGCCCGCAATCACCGAGATGGTCGCGCCCAATGTCGCATCACCGCCCGTGGGCGTATAGACCACCGTCACTCCAGCTTGTACCGGAATGCCGTTCGCCGGTGTGCCCGCTACCGGAATCGCAACGGTCGCCGCGAAGGCGAAGTACACCACGTTCGTCGAGAGATTCTGAATCAGAATCTGCTGCGGAATTTTATTCGTTCCCGCATTGGCGACGTTGATCGTGGCGCTCGCGTTGGTGACGCCAGAGAGCACCGTATTTCCCGATGGCGAGAAGGGATAGAGTTGCATGGCTATTTGTCCGTCTTTAGGGGTCCGAAGCGCCGCTTCGTGCCTACCGGGACCGGCCGTGCCTCGATCATCGCGTAATCGGGTGCGGGTCCGTCCGAGTGTGCGCACTTTCCATTCGGCTTGACTACGGGCGATGAGTCGTTGCGGTCGTTATGCAGACCGTAATCTTGGCTGGTGCACGGGTGCCCCGGCGCCCGCTTCGATAGATCATCGACGCGGCGCGGCCACGGCATATCGAAGGTCTGCGTGGCGAGTGGATCTTGGCGGTCGATCAATTGCTCGAAGGGGTGGGTCATGCGCACCCCGCGACTGAATAACTCTTTTTTCATCTTCATAAGTGCATCCTCGCCGGGAAGTATCCGAACGCTAGTCCTAGAATCCACAACGCCACCACCACGATGATGACGATTTTGATGATCTGCTTAATCGTCGCATCGATGAACGGCAGAGACATAATGGCCCACAGGGCCAATCCAGCTATCAGCAAGATCACAACAATGTGAACCAGTAAATTCATAAAGTGACCTCAGATTTCGTCAGGGTCGAAGCCGTCGCCTTTGTCCATGATACTGTGCTTGGCCTTCATCCACGCGATCGCGGTGTTCATGGCCTTGCAGCGCATGTCGAAGGGCTGATCTTTAGAGTCCTTCAGCAACTGATTGATCGCGCTGTCGAGCTGCTTGTTCGGGGAATCCTCACTCGTCATCACTGGCCCCTAAGATCGCGCCCACGGTCGCGGCCTTCTTGCCGCCGATCGGCGTGTACGGGCCGCCACGCTTGAGAGCGCGATTCTGCAGCAACTTCAGCACCGGCTGTGAGTAGATCGGCGAGGTCGCCGCCGAGACCCCGTAACGCAGCGGATGGCGCAGCGCATCGGCGACCATGAGGCGCGAAGGCGTGCCAGAGTCGGGTTCGGTGTTGCCGAGCACCTTTTCCACCGCCTCGGCTTCCTTCTGCCCGTGCGCTTGCCCTGTGGCGAACCGCCCCTTGTCTTTCGATTTGTCCTTGGCCTCGATCGCGCGCAACTTCTGCGCAGGCGTGTATTGGCCCTCGCCTTTCTTGGAATAGCGCGAGGCCCGCGCGATCTGCGTGTATTTGGCGTAGCCCTTATCGACGCTGTCGAGCTCCGGGGCGAGTTTGGGATTCTCGCGCTTGAGCATATCGCTGAAGTGTGTTCGGATCTGATCGATCACCTGCGCGGCCTGGCGCTCCTGATACGTGCCGCGCCGCAGGCCGTCCGCCTCCGTGCGCAAGGTCTCCTGGATCTCCTTGATCGTATCGCCCTTGGTGTACCCGCCCGAGGACTTGAATTTGGCCACGATGTCATTGTCGATGATGTTGTGGACTAGCTTCGAGTGGGTTGGATCCAGTTTTCGGTTATTGCCCACCGTATCCGACATTTGTTGACGGAAGGTGATGCCGTTGGCGTCCGCCGAGGTGAGCGAGCCTTGCATTTTCGGCAGCACGCGCGCGTAGGCGGCGTTCATCTCCTTCTTCGCGTGGAAGATCGCATCCCGCCCCTTGCGGTTCTCCGGGAGCGGCTTGCCGCCCGCATCCTTGATCGCATCGTTGATCTCGGCGCGGTTCCACTGTTCAGTCGCCTTGCCGCGCGCCGCCGCGATGGAATCGCCCAAGATCGGTTCACTGGTCAAGCGCTGCTCGATCGCGCTGGCCATGCGCCCGCCGCGCTGGCCTGGGGTCGTGACAACGCCCTTGTTCGCGAGCTCGCGGATCGTCGGCGATACGGGCTTGCCGCCCACAAGCGCCTTGACTGAGGGGCCGGCGACATCGCCGAGCACGCCGGCCGCCTTGCCTGCTGCGCCGCCGACCAAGCCAGATCCGACCAGATTCCCGACCTTACGCCCGGTCAAGTCGCGCACGTACTGGCCCGCCGCCTTCGCGGTATCGATCGGATGCATCACTTTGTCGATGCCGGAAGATGCTGCATCGATAATGCCGCCGCCGATCTTCCTGCTAGTGTCAATGGGGTGCTCGAGCGCGCCGGCCGCAAGGTCCGCTACGCCATGCGCACCTTGGCTCAATCCCTCCGGAAGCCCAGCGACGAAACCCGCGACATCGGACACGCCAGGTAGCTTCTCAGGTTGTGCATTCGCCGCTTTATTCGCCGCCGCAATCTCACTCTCACGCTGCGCTGCAGCATCTGGCAAATTTTCTTTGGGGGGGGCAACCGCTTCGGCTTCAGCGCGCGCGCGAAACTCGAACTCCTCCTCTTCATGTAGTGGGATGGGCACGCTTCCACTCCTGGTATCGCTGTTCCTTCGCCGCATCGTCGTAGGGCGCCGGCGCCTTGGGGGCCGCTGCGGTGGCCACCGCGGCTTTGTCGATGTCCTCTATGTCTTTGCCTTCCTCAATAGCTTTCAGGACTCGGCTATTGCCGTCCTGAATTGATTTAGCGATTTTCTTGGACCGAGCGATGTTTCTCTGCAGTTCCGCGAGTGAGCTTTTTTCTGGAAATGCATGCTCCGAAGCGATGCGCACTGAGTCCGTGACTTGACCACCGCGGGCGAGAACAGAGGCAAACTCCGCGCGAGTATCGGTGAGCGCGTTCACATACTCCGAAATATCGGGATCCGCGATGACTTCTCCCTGAGCCTTCAACCTCATTCCGTTGGCGATTTTGGCGCTACCCATATTCACTTTTTTGGCCGTTTCCGCCAATTGATCGTAAAGACCACCCGGCATGTTGAGCGCTTCAATCGCTGGAGCGGCTTGGCCCTCTCGTCGGGCAACAACGTTAGCCTCAGTGCCGGCGGCTTTGGTGGATAGTTCACCCGCGCGCACCCGTGCAGCGATTTGCGTGGCCGAGTCATCCGGATGCGCGGCCAAAAGTCCCTGGATGGTCTCGTTTTGTGCCTTGACCGAGCGCATGCCGGGCGGGAAGGAGATCCCCGCATCGGCCATCGCCCCGTAGACCTCGCGCACGCGCGGATCATCGCCGCCCGCGCCGCCTTTGATCTTATCGATCTGCGCTACCACCCTCTCATGGTCGTTGACGAGCTTGGCCGTCGAGACATCCATCGCATCCGCCCTGGCGAGCATCCCGTCGTAGGACTTGCGTTGTGCTTCCGCACGCATGTACTGATCGTCGTACTGCGCGGCCTTGCGGCTGATCTCGGTCGCGATCTGGTTCAGGGTGAGCTTCTTGTTGTTGAGCGTGTCCTGGTAGGACTGCTGCTGTTCCTTGTGCTGCTCCAGCGCCTTGTCGAAGTCCGCCTGGTACTTCTTCCAATCGTTCTCCGCGCGCGCCTGGTTGCCTTCGAGGTATCCCTTCAGCGCGCCGTTCAAGGAGGCTGACGCGCCGTACCAGTTCCCGCGGCTCGCGACGCCCGAGATCAACGCCATGCCGATGAGCCCCCACGACAGCGTCTCGTACTCTTTCGGATCGACCAGCGGCTTATTGGGCGCTTCTGGCAACTTCGCCGCGCCCGGCGGCTGCATCGCCGTCGTTTCTTTGAAAAGCGCGTCCTGCTGCTGCTCCAAGGGCGCTAGATCGCGCTTTTTCGCCTCCGGAATGCCGGTTTCGGTCGCCGTGACGGAGGCCAATCCCGCCCCTGCTTCCTGACGCAATCGCACCTGATCGGCGGAAATCGCGTCAAGATTAGGCTGTAACGAGGCCGCGGGCGTGCTCATGGCCCGGGCTGCCCCGGTAATTTCGTGCCGCTCGCGAGGAGTAGCGCAAGTTCCGCCGTCTGCCCGGCCGCCGCGCGCGCCTGATCCTGCTGTGCCAACTGCATGGCCGCAATCTGCCCGAGCACCTGATCAGCGCCGGTCAGTTCGCTCACCGCATTCGACACATTCTGCTGCTGCGCCTGTTGGTAGAGCTGCTGGCGCTGCAGGTTCGCTTGCTGCGTCATTTGCGCGATCTGTTGCTGCACCACGCCTGAGTTCTGGTTCCCCATGCCGGAATTGGCCGCCGCCTGCTGCAGCGCCTCGGACTGCTGCTTGATCTGATTGTCGATGCTCGCATCGATCGTGGCTTTTTGGCTCTGCCACTGCGGGGTCGCGGTGCCCCCCGACTGGATCACGGGTAGGGCGCTGGCGCTCAGGGCGTTCGCGTTGGCGTTGGCGGTCGACGCCGCGCCGGGGAGTTTCGGCTTCGTCATCCCCTCGATGCCGGAAATCCCTAGGAGGCCCAACGATGCCATGTTTCTAGGGTTGGAAGCCCACCCCTGCAGTCCCTGGGTCATCGTCGGGTCGGCAACATTCATCGGTCCAAACCCGGGATTCGCGTCATCGAGGCCCGCCACATCGGTCATCGAGGCATCTGGCGGGCTGATCCCTAGGGACTGCATGATATCGGGGGAGAGGCCAGAGACCGAAGTTTCACTGGTCGCGGGGAGGAAACCCCCGGTATTGCTCGCAAACGCGCCGCTGAAGTCCGCGGGAGACCCGCCGGCGGTCGGTGGCGCGCCAGCCGCCCCTTGCGCAAGGCCCGCGAGGCCCAACCCTGAGCCCACGCCGCCAGCCAAGTCCCCAAGCGACGAGCCACCCGCAGTCGCCGCGGGGATCGCAGTCCCGAGCGAAGTGACCTCCGGCAGCGTGGTCAGGCCCGTAGCCCCCGTCGCTGCGAGCCCCCCGGCGGCGCCCAAGCCCGCCTCGCTGGCCGCTGTTCCGGCACTCGTCGCCGCCAAATCGCCGATGCCGGCCGTCGCATCCGTCAAGGCAATATCCCCCGCGACTCCACTGCCGATCGTTCCCGCACCAGCGCCGGCGGCTCCCGCTGCAGCCCCAGCATCGGCCGCACCGAACGCGCCCAAGGCCGCACCCCCGGTGGCAACCGCGCCCGCCGCCAGCGCAGCAAGTTCAATATCTGTACCGTATTTGCCCCAAAAACTTTGGTCCGGACGAGCTCCGGCGAACCGCCCCACATCAGGTGTCGCGCCTTCTTGAGAGATATTCGCTTGAATGTCGCCAGGAATACCCGCCGCCGAGCCCCACACGCCGTACGGGTTTTGTCCCAACATATCCGCGCCGCCCTGCCCGTGAAAGGCCGGGGTTTGATTGAATGCCTGATAGAACTGCGCGGTCTCGGCCGGCGTCCACTGCTTGCTGGGGTCCAATTGCTTCAGGCCGCTGGAACTCTCCAGGTCTTTGAGCAAGGGGTCGGTCGTCTGCGCGCTCATGTTGGTGCCGAATTGTGGCGCGGTCCCCAACGCGGTATCCCACGCCCCGGTGAAATTATTGGTGTTCAGGTCATTGACGACCTGCTGGGTCTGCTGCGTGATATTAGGACTGGCCATCAGGTGAGCCCCAGTTGCTGTTGCTCGTAATCATGCATCTGCTGGTGGGCGTACATCCAGTCATTGAATGCTTGCTCATCACCAAAGTCCACTTGGCTCAAGTCCGGCGCGCCCGTGATGCTCTGCCCGAGGAGCACGTAGGTGTTGACGTGAATCTGCGAGTGCAGAAAGAGCCAATCTTGGAGCGCCAGCGGGACGGGCTGACCCTTCTGCCCTGAACGCATGGCGGCGATCCACGCCCCCAAGGCGGTCGGATCGTCGACGCCGTACACATTGACCGGGACGGCGAACTTCTTGGTAAGCGCGGCGCCCGTCTGCTCGTGCACAAAGCGGTGCACCAAGTTGAATTGCCGCAGGCCATCGGCATCACCAAATTGAGTACTCGCCGCGGCGTCGATGTTCACGACAGCATGTCCCGGTCCGCCTTACCCTTGAGCGCAATCAGATCGATCTGCGTCATCTCGACCCCGCCCGTGATGGTCATCCCCAAAAACTGGCTGCCGCCCTCATTCGCCGCGATCACATCCAAGTTATACCCCGTGGGCTCGCCATTGGGGATCAGGTTCAAAGGCGCCGAGGAGACTCGCTCGGTATCAATGGTGCACGTCACACCGGACCCCAGGGTCCCGGAGAACACTCCGGCGATCGCCGCGTTCAAGGATTGCTTCTCCTTCAAGGGCGCGCCGCCATCCCACAGTTTGGTCTTCAAGATCCAGGTCGCGAGCGGCGTTAAGGGCGCCGGCTGTAGGGCGAGGTAGAGCGTCGCCGCAGTGGCCCCGCCCCGCCACACGTACAGGTTGGTGAGCCCGTATTCGGTCGAGCCAATCGTCCCCGGAATGGAGGCCATCGCCGTGCTGTACGAGTATGGCGCCACAAACGGGATCGTGTGCACCCACCAGCGCCCGCGAAAGTACATCACAATGACCGGACGCGCACCCAAGCCCGTGATCGTATCGATAAAGGTCAACTGCAGTGCCGCGCACAGCTCCCCGCGGAACATGACCGGAGCGCCGTAGACCTGTGCACCGCCCAACATGCTCGCGCCCTGGATAATGCCCGCAATCTTCTGCGAGATCTTCTCGGGTGTCGCTCCCGAGAGCGACCAGATCCCCGCCTGGTTATAGAACACCACCGCGCGCAGATAGGAGAAAATGGAGGTCGCGAAGATCGTGCCCACCGAGGCGGTCAAATTGATGCGCGAAAACGCGGTAACACCCAAGGTGACCGTGACATTTGAGAGCGCATCGATCGATGTTTGACCGAAGATGTAGAGGTAATTGTTCGCCGAGAACAGCGCCGTGATAGCGCCGATCAGATACGCATCGTTGATGGTGAAGGAGCCACCCACCCCGCCGAATCCGTTGTAACTGTTGATATCGGTGAAGAACACCACTTTGCCGAACGCAATCCACACCCGCCCAGCGTAACTGGCAATCGATGAGCCACTGATGACCCCGCTCGAGGTGACCGTGTCGAACGTGATGGGCACCCACACCCCGCCACGGAAGATCTGGTCGACGCCCGACGTGGAGAGTGGATAGCCGTGGCCTAATGTCACGATCGTCGTCGAAAACGCCTGCATATTGCCGGTAAAAGTCGCCCCCGTGCCGCCGCCGCTGGTGGTCGTCACGGTCCCCGAAGGTCCTACCGCAATCGGCGTGATGCTGGTAGGGCCCGGCCATGAGCCGCCGGTGGCAATCGTGAAGGTCGCGACCGCGCCGCCCGCTCCGATCGTCGCTACGATCACCTGCGCGGCGGTGGTGGGACTGTTGTCGGCCAAGTTGATCTGGTCGCCGACCGCATAACCGGTGCCGGCGGCATTCAAGACAAGGCTCACCACTTGGTAGTTGTTGCGATAGGTGCCGCCCGAGCCCGTGGCGGGTGCGAAGTTCTGACGCAAGGAGGCGCCAATCGGCACCAAGGAGGAGGTGCCCGTGAGGGTCGCAAAGGCCAGCGTGCCATTCTGCGGGGTGAGCGTGTTCAAGGTGGTGACGCTATAATCCCAATACCCGGTCTGATCGATGATGAGCACGCCGCTGTTGAAGGGAATCGCAGACGGGGCGACCAATCCGGCAAGGATCAAGGTCGAGGTAAAAGTGCCGCCGGAGCCTGAGATTTTGCAGATATACCCGTTTCCCGAAGAGAACACCGCAAAGACGTAGTTGGCGGTGCCATCGGTGTACATCATGGTGTACTTCGGCGGCCCCACTTCAGCAATCGAACCGCCCATCAAAAAACCGCTCGGCACCGGGTAGAGTGTGCCCGAGCCGATCGGGATTGCGTTCTCGCACCAGTAGAACTCATCGTCCTCAATGAGTTCGCGCGCATCGACGTTGTTCATGCCCTTGAACTGTTGCAGCACGAACTCTGGGTTCTGCCCGCCGGTACCGGCCCCCCTAGGTGGCATAGATCGAGCCTATCCGGCGCGTGTAGCTCGCACACACCTCGAGCAGGCGCTGGCGGTACTTGTTCTGAAAGGTCTCTGCCTCGCCGTAGTTCTGCGCGTTGAATTTCGCGAGATGCGCCGCATAGAACTTGATCGGATCCTGATTGCGGATCGGAATTGGGTCCTGAGTAGTGGTATCCCCCACCGCAAAGGGGGTCGGGAGTACCACCGTATCCCACTCAAGCGCGTAGGTTTGGTCCGGCGTCGGGCCGATGAACAGGCTCTGCTCCCCGTATACCGCCCACGCGGCTGGCTGGCGCTGGAACGCCGCCGCCGTGTAGGGCCGGTAGCGCGCCGAGAAGAGCGAAAAAGGGAACCAGTCCAAGGAGTAACGTTGCGTGCCCCACAAGGGCTGCACGCCCAACACATCGTAGGTGTTGATGTTGATGACGCCGACCTGGATCGACGCGCCGATGCCGGTAGGATCCGAGACAGTGGCGATGGGGGCGGAAGAGTAGCCGGAGCCGGTGTTCGTAAAGACGATGGAGTTGACCGCACCGCCGCTCTGCGTCAGGGTCGCCGCCGCTCCACTTCCCCCACCACCACTGAAAGCGACCGTGGGCGCGGTATAGCCGCTCCCACCGGTAATGATTGCGGCGCCCGAAACTGCGCCGAAGATGTACTGCTCGGTGCCGCCCGTGATGAAGGACTGCTGCAGGGACCTAAGGCACCCCGTGTCCATGACGAGCTGGCGGCGCGCCTCGTTGATGTAGCCGTCGATCTGCGCCTCGGTCCACTTGTTGAGGAGCGGGTCGTGCAGAAGGTCTGCGACCTGAAACTCATACGTGCCGGGCGTTGCTACAGGGGCGAGAAAGGTCACGGATCACTGGTGCTGGGCCGCCGCCGTTTCCGCGAGTTTGCGCTCGAGCGAGGATTTGGAGACCATCACGGCTTCCTCGAACACGAAGCGCCCGAGCTTGCGCACCCCGTCCGCATCTTCCACGAACTGCTTTTTGCCCTCGTCGTAACGCATCGCCCAGCCGAGCCTCACCAGCGTTTCGGTCTTGTCCTTGAGGTTATGGCCAAACAGGTGTACCGCTGCCTCCCACGGGATCATCACCCGCTCGCCTTGCGGGAAGATGTACTCCTCGCCGTCGTAGCGGTCGACGTGGTCGAACTCGTTCGTATTGGTAACGAAGATCTGATTACCCATGGATGGTCAACTCCGGGTGGTGGTAGAAAACGGCAGCGCGAGTGTCGGCGCTCCTCAGAACGAGAGCAACTTATTGACATCATTCACCCCGCCGACGACAGGCGTCTGCACCGCTACCGTCCCCACGGTGCCCGCAGCGAGCTGGGTCCCTAGGGCAATCGTCGGCACCGCCTGGATGTTGACGCCCGAGAAGGCGTAGCCCGCAGCGCCCGCAAGCGTCGTCACGCCGGTGGTTGCGGCCACCGAAAGCACTGGGAAGATGGGATTACTGATGCACTGCGCATAGCGCTGCGACACATTGGTCGCCGGCGTCGCCGCGACAATGCCGCCCTGCCACACCGCATAGGCACCCGTGTAGGTCACTCCCGGGGTGGTGTTGGTGATGCTCGTGATCGAGAAATTCATGATCGCGGTCGCCGCCGTGGTCGAGGCGGGCGAGAAGGTGAAGGTCGGGACCGCGGTCAACGGCGTGCCGTAGTAGGCGGGCCACATCACCAAGATCGAACCCGCGCCGACGCCGGCGCCCAAGCCCGCGGTGCCGGTGTTGCCAAAGAGCCAGCCCAACACCGCCCCGCCGCCCGTGGTATCCCCCGGCTGTGGGACGACCGTGATGCCGGGGAGGGAAAGCAACCCGGCGCCTTGGTCAAGAACGGTGATCGAGGAGATCGCGCCGCCCGAGATCGCGCAGATCGCGGTCGGCAGGATATAGGGCTGTTGGCCCTGGTTCGACGGCGGCGAGAAGACAATGATCGGCGGCTTGGTGTAGAGCGAACCCGCGGAGGCGGTGATGCCGCCCGCCGCGCTCGTCTGCCCGAAGCCGTTGATGTTGCCCAGATTGCCGTTGAACACCGTGCCGGAGAACGACATCGTGGTGTTGACCGCACCCCCGATGATCGCATTCCAGAGCGATCCGCCAGCGGACGGCGTGATGGTCAGGTACGTCTGCCCAATCGTGACAATGCCATTTTGAATGGTGATCGCCGAGCCCAACGGGTTGATCCCCGCATCGCCGGGGCCTTGCGCATAGCCGTAAAAGCCGTTGGTATAGGAGGCGCCCGCGTTGGTGATGACCGCGCCCACCGGGCAGCCGGTTGAATTGACCAGCCGGTAATTGGTACCGTCCGAGGAAATCGTCACCTGCGACTGTGGGTTGACCTGGACGTTCTGCCAGTAGTTCATGCCCTGGTCGTACTGCTGCAGGTTCGTGTACCAGCCCAATTCCAGGCAGTACTGCCCGGAGACGGGGTTGTTGGTCGCCAGTTGCGGGGAGAGCACGCTGCCGAACTGCCCGACAATGCCTTGACCCGCGGGCAGGTACTGGTACTCGCCGGCGCCTAAGCCAAAGACCAAGTTCGGGGGGTTGCTGGCCTGGCCACTGATCTTGTTGAAAGACATCGTCTACTCCTAGATGGGCACGAACGTGAACCCGGTCACCACCGTGCACACTTTCGGCTTGGCCAGTACCAACTCGAGCAGCGAGAGCACCGCTCCGATAAATCCGATCTGGTTGTTCGACAGCGTCGACTCAAAGCCCGTGAAGGCAAACGCCGCGCGCTCGTGAATGTAGAAGGCGAGGTACCCGGTGTTGAGCAGGTACAGCGTCCCCTCCGGCACGTACGGATCCATATAGATCGGTACGCCTGAGACCATACAGGCGCGAAACGCCGAGCGCGCCCCCCAAGGCTCATCATCGAACCCCTTCTCGGGCGTGACGACATAGGATTCGTTGGGCAGAAAGTCGTTCTGCAGGGTTTGCCAGGTCGCCGGGCCCATGATCCCGAAGGTGGGCAGCTCGCCGCCGTACTTGAAGGTGCCGGTGATGTATTGCGCTACCAACGCGCGGGTGGGATTCGTGCCGCCGGCAGCATACCGCTTGGCTTTGAGCCATGGGTTGGTAGTTCGCGATTGATTGCCGTAAATCACCGAGTTCGTGCCGTCATCGACGGCTGCGGGCAGCCCGATCACCTGGGTGGTGTTGCCCACGTTGCCGAGCAGTGCGGTCGCGACCCCATCGCAGTACACGTTTCCGGCATCGTTCA